TCAAGAATGGAAACTGGGGAACCTTATATCATGTATAAGGATAATGTTAATAAAGATAATCCAATTGCATATAGATTAAATAATTTAGATGTAACAATGACTAATATATGTTCTGAAATTACATTATTTACAGATGAAGAACATTCATTTATTTGTTGTTTATCATCAATGAATTTAGCAAAGTATGATGAATGGAAAGACACAAATGCTGTTGAATTAGCTACTTGGTTTTTAGATGGTGTAATGCAAGAATTTATTGATAAATCTAATGGAAAAGATTCATTAAAAAGAACCCATTATCATGCTAAAAAAGGTAGGGCATTAGGTTTAGGTGTAATGGGTTGGCATACATTTTTACAACAGAAAAATTTACCATTTAATTCAATTGCTTCAACTGCTTGGACTCACACAATTTTTAGTGATATTAGAGGAAAAGCTGAAAAAGCATCTATGGATTTAGCTAAAGAATATGGTGAACCTCTATGGTGTAAAGGTACAGGTATGAGAAATACTCATTTATTAGCAATTGCCCCAACAGTATCAAATTCAGTTATTGTAGGAGGTATCAGTGCAGGTATTGAACCACTACCAGCAAATATTTATACTTTTAATGGAGCAAAAGGTACATTTATTAGAAAAAATAAAGTACTACAAACATTATTAAAGGAAAAAGGTGAAGATAAAGATGAATGGTGGGATCAAATGTTAGTTGATGGGGGTTCTGTAATGAATTTACCGGATACAATTCTAACACCAGATGAAAAAGAATTATTTTTAACATTCCCAGAAGTAAACCAATTAGAATTAGTAAGACAAGCAGCTCTAAGACAAAGATATATAGATCAAACTCAATCTTTAAATTTATCTTTTGATGTAAATGATTCACCAAAATGGATTAATCAAGTGCATTTAGAAGGGTGGAAATTAGGAATTAAAACATTTTATTACCTAAGAACTGACTCAGTTATTAAAGGAGATTTAGGAAGTAGAATGGCAGATTGTGTATCTTGTGATGGGTAATATATTTATAATGGTAAATCATAAAAATTAACAAAAATGGCAAAAAAGAAAACAGTTAAAAAAACAACTAAAAAAACAGCAGTTGTAGAAAAATTATCAACTATCAAAAAAACTTTTAATTTAGTAAAAGCTTGGATAGAAGGTAATGGGATTGAAGGTGTATTAGGTTTAATCTCAGGATTACTTTTATGGTCTTTTGGATTCAAAATTTATGCAGGATTCGCGTTTGGAGTATTCGCTACACGAAATTGGGACTTAGCAAAAGCCTGGGTGTTAAAAATATTCAATAAATAATAAAATTTAAACTAATCTTTAAAGAAGGGGTGCAATAGCACTCCTTTTTTAATATTTATACACGAATAGTTTCCCCAAAATGTTGCAAAATGGTAAAAAAATTAAAAAATCGAATTATGTCTTTTACAAAAATATTCAAAGATGACAATACTTACAATGAAAAAACCATTGTAGGTTTTTCTTCATTCGCAGTAATGACAGTATTTGCCATTGTAGATATTATAACAGGTGTATGGGGAAAAGAATTAATTATTAGTGATACAATTTTTAATTCCTTTTTAATCATGACTTTAGGAAGTTTTGGGATTGATGGAGCTACTAAAATTTTCAAAAAACCCGAAACAAAATAAGATGATATTAAAGTTAGGTTCAAAAGGAAAAGATGTTAAAAATTTACAAGAATTTTTAGAAATTGATGCTGATGGAATATTTGGTAAAGGAACCGAAGCATCTGTTAAAAAATTCCAAGAAGAAAATGGATTAGTAGCTGATGGGATAGTAGGCCCAGCTACAATTGAACTTATGGGTACAATTAGTACAGACAACTCAGAAACAATGTATAATGAGTCTGGTTTAACCATTAATAAATTTTATTTACCAAAAGGAGAATATAATGAAGGTCCAATCCAACCAGAATATTTATTTTTACACCATACAGCAGGATGGAATAATCCATATAGAACTATAGAACAGTGGGGTAGAGATAATAGAGGATGTATAGCTACTGAATTTGTAGTAGGTGGACAATCTATTAAAGGAAATGATGATCAATATGATGGTGAAGTAGTTCAAGCTTTCCCTGAAGGAAATTTTGGTTGGCATTTAGGAAAAAATGGTTCAAGGACTATGCATGTAAATTCTGTAGGAATTGAAGTAAATAATTTTGGTTATTTAACAAACGGTAAAACCTATGCAGGAACTGTAGCAGATGAGTCTCAAATTATAGAACTAGATGAAGAATTTAGAGGATATAAAATGTGGCACAAATACTCAAATGAACAAATTGAATCTTTACGTAAACTTATAATATATATTGCCGACAGAGATAATATAGATGTTAGAGCGGGCCTCCCAGCTTTAGTTAAACAACACGGGGCAAAAGCATTTGAATTTAATTCAGATGCATATTATGGGAAGGTAAAAGGTTTATGGACACATACTAATACACGTAAAGATAAATTTGATATGTCCCCACAACCCGAATTACTAGAAATGTTGATAAATTTATAAACGAATGCAAACAAAAATTACAGTAGTGGGGATAACATCATTTTGTACATATTTATGTACTTATTTTTTAAATCTATCAATGGACAATATGGAACAATACTTAGCTGTTGTTGCTGTATTATGGTTAGATGGGATATTTGGTATTTGGGCAGGTATAAAAAGAGAGGGTTTTAAAACATATAAAGCTCTAAGAATAACAAGAAACACATTTGCATGGTTAGCAATCCTTACCGTCATTTTGATGATTGAAAAAGGATTTGCAGGAACAGGTTGGCTATCAGAGGTAGTTATTGTACCGTTCATGATACTACAGCTAATAAGTGCTCTTAAAAATGCATCTATGGCCGGTCTAATAAAAATGGAACATTTAAATAAAATTTTAGATCGTATAGATAAGCATAAGGGTTTTAGAAGCTAAAACTTTTAACTATGTTTAAAAAAATTCAAGAAAGAATATTTCCTTTCATTATAGCACTTTCTGCTTTGTCAGTAAGTGCATCTGCTGCTTTTTATTCAATAAGTGGTCTTAGTAAATTATTTGCGGGAGCCACATTTGCGGTTATTGTAATGGCTTCATCTTTAGAAATAGCAAAATTAGTAATCGCATCTTTACTTTATCAATATAGAAAAGGATTACCTAAATTATTAAAATATTATTTATCTGTAGCTTGTATAGTATTAATACTAATTACTAGTATGGGTATTTATGGGTTTCTATCAGCTGCTTATCAAGAAACAGCTGCAAAAGCAGGGACAATTGATGCTCAAATTGCATTAATTGAAACTAAACGAGATAATATTAAAGGGCAATTAGCGGTATATAACGAAGAAAAAATATCTATTAATGGGGCAGTGTCTGATTTACGTACTGGTTTATCTAACAATACTATACAGTATAAAGACAAAGAAACTGGTGAGATAATTACAACAACCTCTAGAGCAACTCGTCAAGCATTAGAAAAACAACTAGACCAAGCAATTGAACGTCAAACGGTAATTAATTCTAAAGTAGATGACTTAAATCAGAAATTATTTAATTATGAAACTGAAATAGTTGAAGTAAGAACAAGTGATGCTGTGTCTGGTGAGTTAGGCCCATTAAAATATCTATCAGGATTGACAGGAACTCCTATGGATAAAATTATTAATTGGTTATTATTAACAATAATATTTGTATTTGACCCATTAGCAATTGCTTTAGTAATAGCTGCTAATTATGCATTTGAAAGAATACGTCCAAAAACAAAAAAAAACCTTTATGGGGAAAAGGTAATAGTTGAAGATAAAGATGATGTGGAGGAACCCGATTTTGATAAGTCTTCAAATATTTATAATCACGTAGATGAAATTTCCAATGAAGAACCATCGGCTTTTCCTGAGGGTTATACAACGGGAATTAATGAAATAGAAAAACAAATAGAAAATACCTCCAAAAATCGCAAAAGAGGTCCTAAAGGTTTAATAGCTTTAAACGAAAAGTTAGATAAACTAAAAGGAAAAGATAATAATGATGATGATTTAGTCATTCGTTATTAAAAAATATTCAATCTTATTTACTTTAGGTTGGATATATTGGTCAATTTTATTATCGTTCCCGTTCGACATTTGAAAAATGTAGGAATGGCCACGATAAGTTATCCAAAGTAGCTGGCCACTACGTTTTCAAATTAAATTATTTATTAACC